GACAAAATATGAGTATAGTGCTAAAATAATAGATGATGCAAAATTCCCAGGTTCCGGGGCTGCAGTAAAAAACTTTTATAATATAGAAAATAGCATATTACAAAATAAATACCAGACGATCTACGAAAGAGAGCGTATCAGATTATTGAGTACTGGGGTAGATTATGACGAAGCAATAAAACTTGCGTCAAGGATAATAAGTCAAAAGCATACCCATGAGGCAATGGAGATGTTTGCCAAAAAATACGGTATAGAATATAAAAGGTGGTTGAATAGATAATGGCCAAAAGAAAAAAAGATAAAAAAAAGAATCCTTATTTGAAACCTGATGGCGGTATAGAGCTTATTGAAAAATTTCCGGGTATTGATTTTATGGTTTACGAAGAGGAAAGAATCAAAAAACAAAAAGGGAGGAATGCCATTAAAAAAGTGCAAAAAAGATGATAAACCGGGCTGGAAATATGGGGATAGTGGAGCTTGTTATACCTATACCGCCGGCGATGAAAAATCCGAAGCGGCAGCAAAATTAAAAGCTATCAAGCAGGGGATTGCAATCAGCAGAGAATCAGGCGAAAAATTAGAAACATAAGGAAAGGAGAGATAAATGAAAAAGATAGGTTTTATATGCCTGGCGGGGCTTGATCAATTCATAGATCCGATAATCGAAGGACTATCAGATAATTATAATGTCAGGAAATTTATAATCAGGAACCAACAGGAAATCTATAATGCGATTGACTGGGCTGATATTGTCTGGCTGGAATGGTGCAATCAATCGGCAATTATAGGAACGAATTACGAGGGGATCAAAGGCAAAAAAGTTATAATCAGGCTTCACAGCTATGAAATATTTACGGATTTCCCTAAACAGATTAATTGGCTTGTAGCGAATAGATTGATTCTGGTGGCCCCACATATTAAGGAAATTCTAAAAATATTTATACCGGATATCGAGAAGAAAGTTAAAATAAAAATCGTTTCTAATGGAATTGATCTGGATTCTACTCCATGGAGGGAGCGGCAACCTGGACATAACATAGCCTGGGTTGGATTCATTAACTATAAGAAAAATCCCCAAATGGCCTTACAAATACTGAAGAAATTAACTGAAGGGCTATACAACACCGATAAAAGATATATATTGCACATGGCGGGATCGTTTCAGGATCCGAGATATAAAATATACTTGGAGTATATGATCAAGGAAATGGGATTATGGGATAATGTAAAATTCTACGGCTGGATTAATGACATGGAGAGCTTCTGGGAAGATAAAAATTATCTGCTTCATACATCGATACACGAAAGTTTCGGATATGGTATTTTTGAAGCCATGGTCAGGGGAATTAAACCGGTGATTCACAATTTTAGGGGCGCCAAAGGTTTATATCCTAAATATGCTATTTTTAATACAACTGAGGGGGCAGTAAACATTATAAATAATAAAAATTATTATTCAAATGCTTATAGAAATTGGGTAATTGATAAGGGCTGGACACTCAAAAATCAATTAAAACAGATCAAAAATATTATAAGGGAGATATAAATGAGTGAAGTATGGAATTCCCTTTGGAAGAACTACCAGAATATAGATTCTGTTTCTATTATGAATGAGCCGGGCGGTATGCTTCTCAGGTCTGAATTCATAGGTATTCTGTTGAAATATTTTGATTTGAGAGACAAATCCATCCTTGACGTAGGAACCGGAACTGGGCAGTATTGCATCGAATTGGCTCTCAGAGGTGCCAAATGTATGGGAATAGATAAAGATCCGGAGAGCATCAAACTGGCGAATAGAATCGTCAGTGATTATCGGATGAGTAATTGCGTATTTCGGGAGATAGATTTATTCGATTTTAAAAAATATGAACCAAAAGATGATCATTATGACATAGTTTTCAGCATGGGGCTTTTGGAACATTTTGATGATTCTCAAATTGTCAAAATGCTTAAGGAAATGAGCAGGCTGGGAAGTTATGTTATAGTGGGAATCCCTTACGGTGGATCGGATGCATATAAATTGTCGAAATTGTATTCACAGAAAAAAGGGACGTGGGAATACGGATTTGAGAGGGATTTTTTGACGTTATCGGGTCTATTCAAAGAAGCTGGTTTGTCTATGTTTCACGAGCAGGTCATAGGGTTGGGCTCCGAAGCGTATTACCTGAAGCGCATAAATCCCGAACTCATACCCTTACAATTGTCACAAAATCTGGTCAAATCATTTAACGGAGATAATAATATTGGCAATTGGCTAATTGCTATTGGCTCAAAGGAAAAAAGTCTTAATGAAAAATTTTCCGAAGAGGGCGTTTCAATTATTATTCCCGTTTACAATGGGGAGAAATATATAAAAAGATCAATTGAAAATTTATGGAAAGCAGGCTATCCAAACCTAGAGATAATCTATGTGAATGATTGTTCGACTGATAACACAAAAATATTATTACAGGAGAAATTACGTATTTTCCCCAATTCTCAATTGATTAATCTTGAAAACAATTCAGGTGCATATAATGCACGATATAAAGGCTTGAAGAAAGCAAATAATGATTATATTTTCTTTCTTGATATTGATGATCTGATATTCCCGGGATGTATCGGTAAGATTATGCGTGATTTGAAGAATTGTCCTGAGAATACTCATCTATCGAATTCATGCGCTTTAATGAAAGAAAGCAATTTCACGGGGAACATCTGGTATCATCAATATCTGAAGTCACCTTATGATTACATCATATCGGAATTATTCACTCTTTCAGGTAAAATATCACTCGGGAATACTATTATTAAGAGAGATAAATTATTAGGAGCTTATGATATTATGAATAATTTGTTGAAAAAGGTTGATATCGAGAGGATAAAGATTGCCGAGGATACTTTATTACTTGATATCATGGTATTTTCAGGATTAATAAAAAAAATTATACCTATCTATTATACATACAGGGGTTATGAACATAGTGATATATCGGCATCGCAGCAAATTAAAGATAGGATAAAAGATATACCATTACAGACTGCCTATTGCTTTGTAGAGATAAATAAAATATTCAGAATAAATGAAAAAGAATTGGAGAACAGAATAATATATCAGGCCATGAAAAGTTATGGATTCGAACAGGGGACAGAATTTATAAATAATTTTAGAAAATATAAGGAAATGTTATGAAGAATCTTCCCACTCATGCCGAAAAAGAACAGGCGGTCAAAGTGTATGCCAAAATATTTAAGTGTCATACATTGATTGAGACAGGCACATATTTTGGGGAGATGGTTCTTAAAGTAAAGGACGATTTCAAAAAAATAATATCGATTGAATTAAACCCTATCTTAGCAGACAGGGCGAAACAATTATTCTCGAATTTTGAACATATTACAATTATCCAAGGGGATAGCGGTATTGTATTAAGGGATATTCTCTTAGATATTGATGATCCCTGTCTTTTTTGGTTAGACGGACATTACTCGGGAGGATGCACTGCAAAAGGAAGGAAAGATACACCTATCATGGAAGAGCTTAATTGTATATTTAATCATCAATTGCAAAATTATATAATATTAATCGATGATGCCCGTTGCTTCAATGGAAAAAATGATTATCCGACATTGGAAGCGTTAAAAGATTTTGTTTCAATACGAAAATCGAATTGGAATTTTGAAGTTGAAGATGATATTATCCGGATTCATAGGAAGGAATTAAAAATATGTCAGATTTGAGATCAACCGAGGTTATAATTGATGAAGAGCTTGAGAAAAGATTAATCCCGGATGTAAAGACCATTTTATATGTAGGTATCAAATATGATTATGGCCATCCAGAATGGGGCTTAAGTTATGAACATTATAATTTTTACCAAACATTCTTGAATATGGGATATTCACTAATCTATTTTGATTATATGAGATTATCGCAAAAGTATGGTATCGATGTGATGTCTGAATTACTATGGGAAGCAGTCTATTATTACAATCCGGATATTTTATTTTATTTTCATTTTCATGATTGGGTAAAGCACAATGTTTGGAGTGAACTTCCCGTAAAAACTGTTATTTGGTTAGCAGATGATCATTGGAGATATGATGAGACGAAACCGGTTTGGGAATTATTTGATTTGATTATCACAACTGACAGATCCGGATATGAAAAAAGAAATGGAAAGCATGAAGTGCTTTTGGGCCAATGGGGTTGTAATCATTTATTATATCGGAACTTAAACTTACCGAAAATTTACGATGTAACTTTTATAGGACGGTGCCACGGAGAACGAAAGAATTTTATTGATGCTCTGAAAAGTCACGGAATACCAATTAGGGCTTTTGGCCAGGGATGGGACGAAAGCGGAAGAATATCTCAAGCTGATATGATAAAAATATATAATCAAAGTAAGATTGTGCTCAATATGTCCATCGCTTCAAGAGGTGGAAAAATCCAAATTAAAGGGAGAGATTTTGAGGTGCCTGGATGCGGAAGTTTATTATTAACACAGGAATCAGAAGAAATTAGTCAATATTTTATTCAAGGCGAGGAAATTCTGACATATAAAAATGCGGTTGATGCCACTAAAAAAATTGAATATTATTTGACAGATAATGATAAACGGGGGAAGATTTCCAAAAAGGGACATGAGAGAGTTCTAAAAGACCATACATACATTCAAAGATTTAAGGAATTTTTATGAAAAGTCTTTCAGATTATATAAATAATATATATTCTCAATTTGGTGAGGATGGTATAATTGAAAAAATATTTGAGATTATTGGGACTACCAATAAAATTTGTGTTGAATTTGGCGCGTGGGATGGATTTCATTTATCAAATACAGCGAATCTTTGGACTAAAAAAGGCTGGAAGGGAGTTCTGATTGAGGCGGATAAGAACAAATATTTAGAAATGATTCAGAAAACCCAAGATTATGATATATGTGCGTTAAATATAAAAGTGGAACCTGAAGGAATAAATAGTATTGATAATATATTACTAAGAGAAAATATAACAGATAGCATGATAGATTTATTATTAATTGATGTGGATGGGAACGACTATTATATATTTAAAAGCATGAAAAATCTAAAACCCCGGGTAGTTATTTGTGAATTCAATCCGACAATTCCTCCGCATATACAATTAATAAATAAAGTAAATGGAAATTTTGGTTGTTCTGCTCTCTCGCTAAATAAATTGGCGGAAAGTAAAAATTATAAGTTAGTTGGGATGACTCAAGTTAATTGTTTCTTTATCAAGAATAAAGAATATATTCGTTTTAATGATATTGAAACGAGATTTGAATCTATTTTCCCAACAGAAAATTTAACCTATGTCCTGACCAACTATACAGGAAAACGTGTTCTTTCAAGAATTCCTACTTATGGTAATAATGGAATTTATCAGGGGGAATTGTTGGGAGATAGTATTATAAGGAATTAAAGATATTTCAGTTTAGGAGGTGAATCAGATGCCATATCCAAATGAACATAGCTGCAGAATAAAAAGTCCCGGTCTATTTCAGAAAGATAGTTTCAAAAGAATTGAGGGTGGTATAAGAGAAGGAAAAGGCCCCAGAGACGGAAAAAAACTGTCTATAATTATCGGAAGATTGAAGGGAAAAACTACCACTACAACCCAGGCGTTTCGATATCCTAAAGATACCTGGACAGAAATGGCGGCAAGAACGCATTGCAAAGAAAATAAGGGGACCTTTGAAGCGGCAACTAAAGAGAAAGTAAAAGAGGCGGCAGAAAGATTAAAGAAAGCAGCACATAAAAGCTAAATTTGCAAAAATCAAAAAAAGTGTTATAATAGAAAAAAATAGACAGAGCTCCAAACAAGAGAGCCATTTTAAGAAGTTTTTAAAACTTCTTCGGATGGTTCTCTTTTTTTTTTGGCAAATAACTAAATTAGGAGTATATAAGAAAATGCCGGAAACAGAAAAAGAGATACAAAGAAAATGGGAAATCTCTAGCGCAGTAGATACTTTAATTAAGGCTGTAGAAATCAGGAAAAATAAGAAATTAATGTCAGAAGTAGAAAAGGCAATGAAAAAAAAGCAGGGTGATATATCCGAAGCATTGAGAGATTCGGCTATAAAAATAGTTTCAAAAGAATGAAACTATAAAGGAAATTTATTATGCCAAAAGAAAATTTAAAACTTATTATATCTGAATTGAAAAACGCTAAATTACAGGAAGATGGCACAATCAAAGTAACTATAAAATATGATTATGTTGAAGGAACTGTAAATTATGGTGATTTTAGATGTTTTTGTGATGAATTGATTAGGAAAATAAGAAAGATTTAAAGGGTAAAAAATGCCATCAAAAGGTTTTATAAAATTAAAGAAAGAAATTAAGGGATTGACCGATTATAAAAGAGGTTATTTTCATGATTTTTATAGAGGCTATATTCATGGTATTCATGATCATCCTAAATATGGAGATATCACTGAAGAGGAAGGAATGGAATTGGAGGAATTATTTAAGTTAAAAAAATAAAATTATAAGGAGATAATAAAATGAGTGAGAAGCTAAAAACTTTAATCAAAAAGGCACTGAAAGAAGCAGGGCTTGATGAGGGGTTAGCGGAAAAAATCAAGGTGACTGAGGAAAGTCAAATTGATGCAGAGATCGAAAAGTTAAAAGGGGAAATTGAACTTACACCGGAACAGCTTGTTGAGGCTATCAAAGAGGCTGGGCTGGAAGAAAGTTTCAATAAACACCTGCAGAGCGAGACCGACCGAAGGGTATCGCAGGCCATCATCACTCATGACCTAAAATCAGCGAAAGAAAAAGAAGAGGCAGCCACAAAAGAAAAAATTGAAAAAAAGAAGAAGGAAGAACAGTCAGGTATGAGTGAGGGTGAAAAGAAAATATCGGATCTAACTGAAGAGGTTAAGAGTCTAACTACTTTGGTAAAGGATCTGAGCGGAACAACTGTTAAGACAAAGCGGGAGACTTTGATAAAAGATGCCTTAAAAAAAGCAGATTTAAGTGAAGGATTCCTACCTTATATTACAGTCGAGAAAGACGAGGACATTGAGAAAAGTGTCGAAAGTTTAAAGGGCGAGGTTCTCGGACGTAAACAAGCCGAAATTGATAAGAAACTTAAAGAGGGAGAGATCCCTTCGAAAGGCGAACCGGCAGGGTCCGTCGGAGAAGAGATAGCGAAAAGCTTTGCTAAAGAGAAGAATGAAGGAGCCGAAGGGCAACCTTTCCAGGGATTATCGGAGGAAGAAATCAAGAAAGGCGAAGAAATTAAAGTAAAAAAATAATTGAATAATGAGGTGAAAATATAATGAGCTTACAAATTAAAAAGGAAGATGGGGTCGTATATGATCCTGTATTTCTAAAAATCTTAGAAGATATTCCTGGCGGAGTGACTATAAGGACTAAAGATAGTAGGATTCCAACTACTATCAAAGAGATCAAAAAGGGAGCATTATTGCACGCCGATACTACCAGTTTGGGATTGTATGATGTAATCAAATCCGTAAGGGCAATCCATCCTGGAGTTTCAGGGGCTACCATTCTATATGTTGAACCTATCGATCACTTGTTTAAAGCTGGCGAATATATATTTTTACAAGAGGCGACTGCTTCAACAATTACAAGGGTATCACCCACTGCAATTGCCATTGAGGAAGCGCTATTAGCAACTGGTGGTCAAATTGCTTCGGGTGCAATCTTATATGAAACTTCCACCGCTGGTACTGCAACCGCTTTATATGGTGCAGATGCTGTTCTGCGGGACACCATAGAGATAAGAAAGGTAGGCGTAGAAACTCTATTGGCTAATATTTTCGCGGGGGCCGTTGTTAGGGGTACCGTGGACGAATCAGAAACACCATATTTTGCTTCTGATCCTGACAAGTTGAATCTTACCGCCAGAATTAGATTCGCATAAAAAAAATTAAAATTAAAAATTAGAAATTAAATGAGGTGAAAATATAATGGAATATAGTTTACTAAAAGAAATAGATAAAAAAAGTTTGCAGGCCTATCTCATTGCACGAGTATATGAAAAACTATTTTGGCCTACATTCTTTCCCTTGAAGGCAACTCCATTTCTCACATATGAGACATTGGTGGGTTCTAAAGGGCATAGAGTGGCTGCTGATGTGGTTGCATACGATACAAGTGCACCCTTAAAGACCAGAAGGACTGTAAGTAAGTTATCGGGAGAAATCCCCTCAATTAGAATGAAGAAAAAAATGACAGAAATGGATCTGAATACCTACAATATACTAAAAGCCCAGGCAAGACCGGAACAGAAGGCTTTACTGGACCTTGTATTTGGAGATATAGATGACTGCGTGGATGGCGTGAATGCCCGGTTGGAATGGATGATATTCCAGGCATTATCTAAAGGACAGATAATTCTTTCCACAGTCACAAATGCTGCAGGAGTAATAACCGAAGAGGCCATTGATTTTGGGCTTCCGTCTCAAACTATCGGAAATAAAAAAGTTATAGCAGGAGATGGTGTTGCTAATCTTTGGACAACCGGACATTATGCCAATTCCAAACCTATTACTGACATAGAAGCCGTCATGGATACGGCCCGGGATCTCGGAATAACACCCAGATTTATGTTGATGAACCGTTCTAAGTGGCTGGCCTTTAGGGTTTCGACTCAAGTTAAGGACTTTGTAACCCCATTTGCTTTATATGGCAGCCCTACTGTAAAAAGAGCTCCTACACTTGAAATGGCAAACGATGCTTTAAAATCTGAAGGATTTCCGTTGATAATGATAATCGACACCAGAGTAAGTTTTGAGGATGCAGGTCATACCATTTCACATGTTGATCCTTGGGAAGATGCTGACGGATCTGCCAGATATGTAACTTTCCTGGAAGATTTAAAGTGCGGAGATATGTTACATGGACCAATAGCCGAGGAGACAAATCCTCCGAAGCAAGTGGTTCAGGCCAAAAAAGGACCTATCCTGATTTCTAAATGGTCTGATGTTGACCCTGTGGCCGAATACACCAAAAGCGAATTGAACGCATTCCCATCCTGGCCCACGATAGATAGGGTACTTTCGCTTGATACTGAAGATGCGACTACCTGGGGAGACTAATCTAAATGACTAATAAAGAGGCTTTGCAGTCACAGACCGAATATAAAAATGATGATCTATTAGAGAAACTTCTTTTAGACAGAGGGGTTGTGACAGGAGGAGATTATGTCGCAGCAAATGCTAAAGATATAGATTTATGTGCAGCCAATTTGTATTTTACCTTGGCTGCACATCCCGACCTAAGAGAAGGGGCTTTTTCAGTAAAATATAATGGGAATCAGCTAATCGCAATGGCAAAAACAATCTTGAAAAAATACGATATGGACGAATCAACAGTTACTGGGGAGGCAATCTGGTGATAAAGAGATATCCTCATACGGCAACTATAAGTTATTATACTCCTGGGACATATAGCACGGCCGGAATATATACAGTGGGGGCATTAGAATCGATAGGGATTGTCTGTAATATTCAACCGAATTCCACTAAATATATTATAGGGGAATCCGGGAACATGATCGGATATAGCTGGTTTATCTCTTCTCCGATTTTTGCCGGTGCGGGAGACGTTCCTAAGGCTGCAAAATTAACCTTTTTTAGTAAGGAACATATAATTTTACAATTGTTTGAATATCAAAAACATATAGAAATGAAGTGTTAATATGCCTTTGATTCCTGGATTTAGACAAGGGGACGTAGACAGACGGATAAACAGATTTACGGTCAGCATAGAGCAAAGGATCATTTGGACCCTGGCCATGGTAGGCGAAAATTTTGTCAATGATGCCAGGAACATAAGGACATATAAAGACCAGACCGGAAATCTGAGGAGTTCAATCGGATATATCATTGCCCGGGATGGGAATATTATTCAGGAAAATATAGAAGGAAAAGCAGAAGGTAAGGCCCAGGCGAAAAAAGTAGCGGATGAAATATTAAGAGAAGATAAAAAGGGTTTTGTCTTGATTTGTGTAGCGGGAATGGAATACGCTGCAGCCGTAGAATCGAAGGGGTATGATGTAATTACCGGGAGCGTGCCGGCAGCGAAGGCACTCCTAAAGTCAAAGATAAAGGAATATGGCTTATGAAAACGACATTCGATATAAACGATATACTATTTCCTGTTATCAATACGGAAGATGTCCGGACCACAATCGATGGCAGGGTTTACCGGAATAAAAAGCCATTGAATTCTGAATTGCAGGATATCGTGATAATTCCCTTATCTAACTATAATGGGGATGAAATAATAAACGATGCTACCTTTATGGTCAATTGCTATTGTAAGAATTTTAACAATGGGACACCCGATATAACAAGATTAAGGGCAATTGCCGATGCGGTGATAGCCGAGATAGAGGACTATAATAATACTTCAAATTACTATATTTTTGATATCGTGAATCAGATACTATTACAGGACGTTGACCAAAAATCAATGTCATATGTTAATTTAAGAATAAGCTGTTTCATAGAAAAATAAATTAAACGAGGTGAAAATATAATGAGTAAGATAAGATTAATAGGATTAACAAGTATTAGAATTGGAGCTATAGGAGGAACATATGAGATGGGTGATACTCTGACAACTATAGGTGCTATCGTTCCCGATAGTGCCCATCTTATCATAGAACCACCTGGAGTGACAGACTTGTTTATAGAAGATTCGGATATTCCAGACGTCCAAATTTTAGGAACAAGCAAAAAGACTATCGAATTTGCTACAAGAGATATGGGCACTGGTGTATTAATAGAGGCTTTTGGTGGAACTGTTGCCGGAACAGTATGGAGTGCATCTGTAACCGCCATCGTTATAAAGGAAAGCTGTATAGAAGCAATATCTAAAGCCATTAGTGGTATCAAGTTGAAAATAGCAATTCCCAGGGCATCTGTCCATAGTGGAGGAGATTTGCGGTTTACTAAAACGGAATCAGGCCAGATAACTTTTTCTTGTGATGTGCTAATGCCAGCTTCTTCAGGTGCGATTTCTCCAATAGTGATTACACAAGTAGCAGAATAATAATTATTCCCGTCCTTCACTATAAAAAATTGGGGGGCGGGCATGATTTAAGAAAGGGAAAATATGCCGAAAAAAAATAAAAAAAAGGTAATCAAGGATAAGCTCGGGGCCCCGAGTGAAAATGAAAATAATCAGATCCGCCAAGACGCTGTAGATTCAATTCTCGAAAAGGGAGTCGATTTTACTATCAAGATCCAGAAGAAAAATATACTTCATGAATATCATTTAATTCCCTCTGAAAGAAAATTCGTTATCTATCCCATTAAAATGGGGACCCTATTAAAAATAAGTGAAATCTTATTGGATTTAAATACTGATGAATTGGTAGGGGCTATGAAAGACGAGAATAAGGAAATTAATCTTTTGGATCTGGGGGCGAAGAATATAATCGAGAATAAAGACAAACTGATCAAGATGATTGCATATGGAATTGTCAACAGCGAGAGAGAGCCACCACAAAGTCTGATTAGATTTCTGAATGAAAACCTGACCGCGAAGGAGGGGTTGAAGCTGATGACCTTAATAGTTCAACAAATGGATGTAAACCCTTTTTTGGCGTCTTTAGTTTCGATAAAGGGGATGAACCTTCTACAGACCAAGAAAAAGGTAACCCCTGGCGAATAATCGGCGGATTGATGCATTATTTTCCCCGGATGTCCATGAGGGATATCCTATGGAATTACTCATATACTAACCTGGCGATGCTGATGAGTAGTATTCCTAGTTATGATCCCAAAAAACAAAGAAGAAAAGAAATAAGTGATATGGAGATTAAAGACGTTAACGAATTAAGAGGTTTGTTGTGATAATTAACTTAGTCAAACAACCCAACAACTCAAATCTGTGTGGCCAGACATGCGTGGCAATGATTGCCGGAATATCGCTTGAAGAATCGATAAAATTATTTAATTCAAGGGGCAAAACGGGCACAAAAACATTGCATCATGCTCTACAAAAGATAGGAATATCCTGTAGTGATAAAGCTGTCAGGATAAAAAACAATAATAAACCGAAACTCTGTATAGTCACTATTCATTATTCCAGATACAAGAATAAACATTTTTGTATCTGGAATAATAATAAATATTATGATCCGTCACGTGGAATAAGGGCGAAATTAGATAAATTTGAAAGGGAGACTTCATTTATTAAAATAAACCAATAAAAGGGAGGAATTTATGAATAAAGAAATAAAAAGGATAGTGGGAAGATTCCTGACTGCATGGAAAAAGAAAGATTGGGTGAAAATGGCGAAATATACTCAATCGACCTGGAGAGGGGCTTTCCGCAAAAACAATGCCCGGCGGTTGGAGGATTGGTTTGAATTAAAGAACCTAAAAAAATGGGAAATAACAAAAATCGAATTTGTAGGGGATGCCTGTAGGGATGTCTTTATCAATCTCGATTACGGAAAGGGAATAAGAGGAATAAAAGCAAGGATCATTTGTGAGGCCGGACCTTATAAACCGGATATAAAAGGGAAATGGGGTGTCAATCCCATAAGCTGTTTAAAGGAGAGAAAATGAAAAAACCAAGATTATCAATATGCATGATAGTAAAAAATGAGGAGGCAAATCTGCAAAGATGTTTGGATTCCTTTTTGCCTATTATTCAGATGAAAGATGATAAAACATTAGAACCACTTACTGAATTGATTATAGTGGATACTGGATCGACAGACAGGACGATAAACATTGCCAAAAAATTTACCAACAAGATATATAAAAAAGAATTTATCCCCTGGGATTTCAGCAAAGCCCGCAATCATGGTATCAGAAAAGCTACCGGGGATAAAATTATGTATATGGATGCAGATGAAGAATTACGTCATGGATGTCTATATCTGTTAGAGGATATAATTCTGAACCCGGCATATAAGGAACCAACTGTATTTGTGAATTTATACAATTATTATACTAAAGATCTAAAACAATATTCGGAAATGCTGCAACCGAGAATATTCAAAAATGAAAAGGATCTCCATTTCGAGCAGGCCGTCCATAACAAGCCAATTCTGCAAGCTCCTTATCTTTTTGCCCCCCATATAATCTTTAACCATTACGGATATATATTTCAGGGGGAAAAGGGCGAAAAACTGTTAGATAATAAGATGGCGCGTAGTTTGCCAATGCTCCAAAAAGAGTTTGAGGAACATCCGGATAACCTACATAATTTAACTCATTTAGTCAAAACTTATTATGTGATCCATGATTTCAAAAATACAATTAAACATGGCGAGATATGGATTAAGGAGATGAGAAAAGAAGATTATAACGAGGGCTGGAATGCCTTTCTTGAAGTTTTTGTAAAATTGGTGGGATCATATCTGGCCAAAGATGACATAGAAAGTGCGGAAAGGATAGAAAAGGAGGCCTGTCATTATTCGAGCAGGATCTCTCAAATATATCTGATGCTGGGAAATTACTGGACCGGGAATGATAACGAAAAGGCAAAAAGATATTTTGAAACAGCACTTGACATTTGCAAAACAAAGGGAAGTTTATATGAACGATTATTGATCAATAATTCAAAAATAGTTTTACCGGAGATTTTGAACTGGCTAGCCATTTATGAATTCGAGAAAAAGAACTATGAAAAAGCAGGGGAATATATGAATATGGGGATCGGATTAAATAATAATAGGCTGCCTATACGTTGGGATATTTTTCTTGCAACCGAAAAGTGCAGAAAAAGGTTATTAAAGGTGGAATAAAATGGCTTTAGAAACCGGCGGATCACTTTATTGGAAAACTCGAATCGATAATACAGGATTGCAGACAGGCGCGGTCCAGGCAAAAGGGATATTGCGTGGCTTGACCCGCAGTATAACCGGAATGGACGTCTTTGCCGGCCTGGCCATTGGAGCTACCTTAGTCTTTACGAAGATAACCAAACAGATTTATAATTTCTCCAGAAATTTTGAATCTGCAATGAAGGAAGTACAGACTATCTCCAAAGCGGTGCAGAATAATTTTAAGGGCATATCAAAAGAGATAATTGATATGTCAAAGACCGTACCGGACAATGCTCAGAAACTTTCGAAAGCACTTTATCAGATAGTTTCTGCTGGTTACGATGGGGCAGAGGCTATGAAGATACTGCGAACCTCTGCCGAGCTCGCCGTCGCTACCGTTACCGATACGTTTACCGCTGCCGATGCCCTGACCTATGTAATGAATGCTTACGGGAAAGCTGCCGGAACAGCTGCAGAAATCTCCGATAAATTATTTACCATAGTTAAACTTGGTAAGGTGAAAATGGAAGAACTCGGACCGACCATATCTATGGTAACCGGACTGGCCGCTCAGGCTGGATTGGAATTTAATGAACTTGCCGCGATATATGCCGAAGCAGTGAAAAAAATACAACCCCATATTGTCTCTACCGGTATTAGGGGAATAGTAACTGCCATGTTGCGTGTTTCCAAAGGAACGGGTGATGCAGCAGATGCAGCGAGGGAATTAGGAATTGAATTTGATATAAGTGCTCTAAAATCAAAAGGTTTTAAACAGATTCTAAGGGAGATAATAGAAGCAACAAAAGGCAATGAAGGTGCTCTAATGAGATTATTCCCCAATGTCCGGGGACTTATCGGTCTGCTTGCAATCATGACAGATGAAGGCGAAGGATTTAATAAAACCTTAAATAAGATAGGAAATTCATTGGGTGCTACTGGGGAAGCCTTCGAAATCATGATGGAAACTACCGATAATCAGATGGCGATCCTAAAAAATAAGATAATGGCAAAATTAAAACCGATGGGGGACAGCATACTCGGATTTATGAATGATCTGGCCAGGGAAATCAATATATCGATGAGCGGGGCTACAGATGAATTTTCAAGGATGGCAAGGGCTTATGGTGATTTGGCTGATACATTGCAAAGGAAGAAGAGAAGGATCGATGAGTTAATCATTATTATAGAAGAATTAAGAAGCAAGACAGAATTAACCAAAGAAGAAACATTCAATTTAAGGGCAGCCGAAAAATCCCTGATGATACTACTTCCCGATCTCGGAAGAGCTGCCAGAGATCTCGCGGGAGACTTCGATATATTGACTGAAGCTAAAAGGGGTTCTTTGGAATTAGATATCAAGATTATAGAATCGAAATTGGCCATAGCGGAAGCCGAAAAAAAGCGAACGGAAATAGAGATAGCAAGATTCAAGAGAAGTGAGGATGAGGGCAGCAAAGAATTAGAAAGGTTAGAGGAAGAAATAGACTTCTGGTATAAAGAAATTGAGAGGGGAGGACCTCTTCTTATTGAGGAATTTTATCTCGCAATGAGGGAATATCCCTTCGATGATTTCACCAAACAGATAGATGATATTGTTACAGGATCAGGTAAGGCGGGAATAGTCGTCAGGAACCTTGGTGAAAGGTTACGCGATATCCAGAAAGATATGCAAATGGGAATAGATACCACTGCCAAACAAGATAGATTAAGGGAAGAAATATTCACTGCAGCGATGAACGCAAGTGAAGTTTATCAAGAGGCATTAGAAGAATTAGATATTGCAACTGGGAAAGTGACCATAAAGGAACACGAATTAAATCTTGAATTGGATGAGTCGACAATCAGGATAAATACCTTGATGGAGACTTTAGAGAAATTAAAAGAATTAAGAGAAAAGCCAATTATAACTCCTCCCAAACCCAAAGGGGAACCTCCCGGAGTGGAACCCGCGATCGTTCCTGCTATTACCGATGCAGAAATCGAAGCCGTAAAAGAAAGATTGACATATATGGCGGATCAATATAAATCTTACTGGAGAATTGTAGCCCAATTCGGGGAAGAATACGTAGAAGAACATAATATACAATTGGCTAAAGATGCTAAAAACTATGATAAATTTTTGTCTGATATGCTGGTGAAATATGGAGACGTTGCCGAATTAACCAAAGAGATCATGCTTAATATAGCCGAATACAATAAGGAGATAATAGATAAAAGGAAAAAAGCCGAAGAAGAATATTTCGATTATATTACCGAGGCAAGGGAAAAGGAACTCAAAGGAGAAGAGGACAGATTCAGGACTATAATCGAAAAATATAAAGAAGGCTCTGATGAATATTTAGAACTAGTGGAAAAGCATAACAAAAATATATTGGAGATCAACGAAAAATACGATAAATGTTTCGATTCATAAAAGAACCGCTGAATTATTATCGCTAACAGACATCAAATATGAGAGAGATAGATTAAAAATTATAGAAAAGCAATTAATAGCAGAAGTTAAATTCGGTGAAGCAAGACAAGAAATAAATGATAAGATAGCAGAATATGGAGAAAGATTAAATAATCAAGAATTAGAAGGGTATATCAAATTCCTGGAAGAAATGAAATTAAAATATTCCGAGTATGCCGATGTCATAATTTTACTTAATGAAAAAATTGCTGACTCGCAAAAGCAAATATGGGAAAACACAAGAAACGAGATTGATAAAACAGTTGCCCTCTTACATAATTTAGCTAATGTAGTCGGTGAATTTGACACAGAACTTTCCTCTATGATAAATAATATAGCCAATCTGGTAGATTCAATCGGTCAAATAACATTTGGATTTGCGACAGGCAATATTTTCGGAATTATAGGTGGAATAATAAGCGGCATAGGTGCTATCTTCAATCTATTTACCGTCCATCATTCTGATGTCGAGGAAATCGAAGAAGAATTGCACGAAATCACGCTTGAATTACAGGAACAACAAAATATATTAAGCCAAGCCATAGGAACTGCAAAGCCCGAAGCAATACAGAATATGATTGATTTACTTAATGAACAAATTACCGTATATAATGAAATGATTGAAGCCGAACAAGAAGCTTACGCACAATTCCTCTGGTTTACCTGGAGCGAAACTGACCAGGCAAAGATAGAACAATGGTTATCAACTATACAAGATATCAATGCAGAAATAGCTAACCTAAATGATCAATATAACCAAATTCTTACAGGGACCACCGCTTCAGCAATTGCTGAAGCTATTGCCGAAGGATTTGCACAAGGGTTAGATTCTGCTCAAGTTTTCGCTGACACTTTTAATGAAATGATGAAAAAGGCAATACTGGATGCATTTAAAAGGACTATACTTACAGACTATCTTCAGAAATGGTACAGATATTTTGCACGATTATCAGAGGGCGGATTAACAGCTGAAGAAATACAAGAATTGGCAAATAAATACCTATTAACACTTCAACTGGCAGAAATACAATGGCAAGCGGTATTGGCAGTCTTAGAAGCAGCGGGCATAGAAATTGGAGAAGCAGAAACAATCGAGGAAATAATAGAACAAGCCGAAGAAGCAATGAAATCTATTGCAGATATAACAGAAGAAACGATTGCTGATTCTATCGCCGATGGTTTTCATCAGGGGTTAACATCTGCTGAAGTATTTACCGATACCTTTAACGATATGATGCGAAGGGCGATAATCGGTGCTTTCAAAGAGGCTATTATCACCAAATATATCCAGAGTTGGTATAATCAGTTTGCTATTCTATACGAAGGTGGATTGACGGCCCAGGAGATACGGGCTTTAACGGGGACATATCAGAATGTGGTTGAGGCAGCAGCAACACAATGGAAAACTATGGAAGCAGTCTTAGAGGCGGCGGGCATAGAATTAGAAGAAATAAGAAGAGTAGGCTTGAAGGGAGCAATTGCGGGCATAACAGAAGAAACAGCTGGGCTTTTGGCGGGACAATTCCAGGCGATTAGAATCAATACCGTAGGTATACTTAATAATATGGAAAGTATAATAATAATTAATTCGAGGATTGCTGATAATACTGAATATAACAGATATTTAGAACATATCAGTAATAGATTAGACGAGGGGAGTTCTCTGGAAAGTGAATATTTAAGGGCGATAGGAGGGGGTTAATATGCAATCCGGATATTTGCTTGATAATAAGGACATGGCCTCCGAATACGGGGTCTATGTGCAAAAAACTAAGGGCGCCTTGGATTTCTTAAAAAGAAAAGGTGAGACAGCCCATAGTTGGCTTGATTCCCATGGGGAGGATGCTTTTACTGATGAAGGTGATATTTTTTTTGAACCCAGGGATATACTTCTGTTTTGCTATATAAAGGCAGATACAAAAGCTAATTTTTTATCTAATTTAAATTCATTTAAAGCTGTATTAGAGGGACCGGGACTTCATACCCTAACATTACCATTATTAAGCACTGGCTTGAGGGTATATTTTAAAGATGGGGGTGCCTTAGATATGCTGACCGGCTGGGATGGCTCTTTATTGGTAGGCAAATTTATTTTAAAATTACGAGAACCAGATCCAACCTAATCTTATAGGGAGAACAAATGACAGAACTCGATATCTATAGAGGAAAATCAGTCTGGCTGACGATAAAAACCGATAACAACACCCGTTTAATTCGCCAGTTACTTGGGGAAGATATCATCAGATCATCCTTCAATTCCCATATTTTCTTGGATATCGGTATTGGAGATTTTATTGTTTATGGTGGTGTTATATATCATATCAATAGCCTTCCTAATATAAAGAAAAATTCTATAAATTCTTATGATTATAATATCACTTTTGAATCTGAAAGTTACGAACTGCTCAAGACACAATTCTTGGATAGCGATGGGAATTCTGACTTCTACCTGGTGGGGAATCTGGAAACATTTATTGACCTTATTGTAACCAATATGGGACGTGAGCATACCGGCTGGGCAAAGGGAGACTGTTCAGACTATCAACCAGACTATAAATTATTGAGCTTTTCAAAAAATAATTGTATGCAGGTCCTGCAAAAATTGTGTAGTGAGTTCGAAGGGGAATTCTATTTCGAGTTTGCATTGGATTTTACAGAGGGGGCAAGGCTGCCTTATATTGCTGCCGATAGTGCGGTGATAGGCTATAAACCCGCCGCTGAAGCTGAACATGGCTATAAACCTGCTGAATTCACTATTCATAGCTATACGAAGAATATCTGTTTCACCGATAAGGCGGGGGAGGAATATCCGGAGCTAATTTTCAAATACAAACAGGGTCTGAGGAACATCCACAGGACCACATTGAGCGAAAAGAACATCATTACTCGGCTATATGCCTTCGGATCAAGGAAAAATCTGAAAAGCGATTACAGGGATTATTCCAGAAGATTGAAATTTGTTTCTGAAGACGAATCCTACCTTGAGAAAAATATCGATAAATACGGCACTATTGAGCATACGGAAATATTTGAAGATATTTATCCCCATCGGGAAGGAGAAATAAGTGATGTAGGCGAGGATATTACAAAGTTCAGAGATACCAACGAGCCTGCTATGTTTAATCTAAACGATCACCTGCTCCCTGGGATTACAGCCAAAGTTCATTTTAATTCTGGGAATCTGGGCGGTTATGAATTCGAGATCTCTAATTATAATCATACTACCAAAGAATTCACCATAATAGCTTTTAGAGATGATCAGGGCTATGTGATGCCAAATGCTACTTTAAAGCCCGCAGTAGGCAATAAGTATGTCTTAATCGATATATTTCTTCCAGATTCTTATATTAATACTGCCGAAACAGCTCTGCAGGCCAAAGCCCAGGCCTATCTCAATGACAATTGCGAACCAAGAGTAACTTATATCCTTGAACCCGACTGGAGATATTTCAAGACCCATTTCATTGAACTCGAGGCAGGTGATTTCATTACGATAGAGGATACGGATTTAGGTATAGATATAATAACCCGGATTGTGGAATTGACCAAATCGGTGGCAAATAAATATAAATGTACTCTAAAATTAACTGACCACTTGGAAGTACAGTTGATCCAAAGGCTATATTCTGAACAAGAAGATTTAAAGAAGAGAATTGAGATTGGAGAAGGTGGAGATATTATCCGGGCAAGACGAAACTGGAAAACATCAGAAGAACTCCGCACAATGGTTTTTGACACTGACGGATATTTTGATATGGGAAATATTAGACCTGAATCAATTGTACCGGGCAGATCGTAGTCGATGAGACTCAAAGGAAATTCGATGATGATGAGACATATTATTATTTCTTGATTGGGGTATTACATTCGGTAGTCGACGGGGTAAGAGGAATATCGCTAACTTATGGCCAGACGATCGTAAATGGTAAATTTATCCGGACCGGGAAGATTGAATCCACCAACGGATTGGTATATTTCGATTTAGATAACAATACACTTATGCTCCCCGATGGTTCGATTACTGCCGGCAAGATTGTGGCCAATGCAATAACAGCCATCAAGATAGCGGCCGACGCTATCGAAACTAATAAGATAAAAGCGGGAAACGTAACTGCCAATAAAATAGCATCCAATGCTATCACTGCCATAAAAATAGCGGCCAACGCTATTGAGACACTAAAAATAAAAGCAGGGAACGTGACTGCAGATAAAATTGCGTCTAATGCAATAACCGCTATTAAAATAAATGCAAATGCCGTCGAAACCAATAAAATAAAAGCAGGGGCGGTAAACGCAGATAAAATCTTGGCCGGTGCTATAACCGCTATCAAGATAGCATCTGACGCCATTGAAACAGCAAAAATAAAAGTGGATGCGGTTACTGCCGATAAAATAGCTGCAGGGGCGGTTACTGCCGGTAAAATAAACGTTGACAGTTTAGAAGCAATTTCAGCCGTTTTAGGAACGGTTCACGCCGGGACGATCTACGGAACGAGGATCAGGGTAGGTGGCGGAGAGGATGAGGATATCTTATTCGAGGACAGCTGGATGAGATTATACGACAGCGGTAGTAATAAAATAAGATTATATAAAGAAGGACTTGCCTATTTAATTATGGGTATAACGACAAGTTCTGTAGAACTTTCTACTTTTGGTAATAGAATGGATCTTGGTTGTGTCGGAAGGCCGTTTTATTTATATAATACAGGACAATTAAAATTACCTAATTTAGCTTCTGATCCTACTGAAAATAATGCAATTGGGCAAATTTGTATGGTAGGTGGAAATTTAAAACGTTGGAATGGAAGTAGTTGGGTTTTAGTATAAAATTGATTTATCAGCATAAGGAGGTAATAATGTTTAAAAGATGGTTAATAAGAACATTCTGTAAAAAGAGAATATTGTCAGAAAATATTCTTATGGAATTAAGAAATATCCATTATCACTTTGATAGAATGGAAACTTTTTATATGATAGTGAATAAAATTAAAGAAGATAAAGATAAGATAACAATAGGGAATATAATTATTGATAAAGATAAGAATAATTGAAAAAAATAATGAAAAGTTATATAATATTTAGGGGAAGAAAAATTAAATGAAAAAAATTATTTTATCAATTATAATTTTAATATTCTTAACTGGTTGTAGTGGATTATATAATATAAGTAATTTTGTATTGCCTGATGATTTAGAATTTTTGAATATAATTGAAAGTTTACAGACACCGAAAGAAATTTGTCAATATATGCTGGCTAACTTTGGGATAGAAGAGCATCCTTATACAACATTAACTCCTTATGAATTATTTCTCAATAAAAAGGGAGATTGTGGTGATTTTTCATTATTTGCGGTATTTATAGCGAATTATCATGATTATGAAACATATCAGATTTTAATAAAAGTTTATCCTTGGGTTTTTGGATATCCTATGAAACATATTATAGGAGTTTTTAAAGAAGAAAATGGTTATTCAATTTCAGATGAGAGATATTATATAGGGGGAATTGGAAAATATAAAAATACATTTAAGGAAATAATGGATTTTAATTTTTCAGAAACTTGGGAATCTTATATTGTATATAATTACGATATGAATATCGTAGAAAAAGGATACAATAATTAAATAAATTTTATCTTGGGAGGATAAAATGAGAAGGAAATATTTATTATCGGTGGGAATAATTTTAATATGTATGTTTGTTTTGGTAAACATAGGATTCGCTCTCCAATCTCAGTTTTTCGGGATGCAGGTATTAAATGTAAGCAAAGCAAAAGATGCATTCTCAGTGATGAGAGATAAAACTGGTAAAGTGACTTATGCCTACTTAAGAGAAGATCTCGTTAATACTTCAATATATTCCTGGGGAACAATTGAAGGAGAGACGATAACCCTCAGTATTACCAATGAATCAAAAATGCCAATTGAAATGAATTATTTTATTGATGAATATGGATTGGTGACTAAAGATGGAAATATCTATAAACTAAAAATTAAAACATCTATAACAGACTATCCCGATATAATCAATCCTAAAGAAACCAAATGGGTTAGAATACTCAAACCTACTATGGTAAAACTTACAGATATAGAATTTCTTGCGATAGATTATGAATTTGATAAAGTCGTAATACTTTTAAAAAGGATAGAAGAAAAATAAAGTAAATTCAAAATGCTATTGGAATAAATTTTAAGATAATTCCTAAAAATTAAATAATGTAGAGCTCCAAATTAGAGAGCCATTTTAGAAGCTTAAACGTTTCTTTGATGGCTCTTTTTTTATTTTATGAAAGGAGAATATAATTTATGGAAAATTTAGCGAAAGAAATTGACAAGATACTAACTCAGTTTTTATAAGAGGAGCTAAATAATAGGCTCTCTCAGTTCAGCATGAAGGGACTTAGGGATGTGCTTATAAGTACAATTCAAAATTATAACCCAGACGAGAAGGGAAAAGATGATAAAAAAATATCAAAATAAGGAATGGTTAAGAAAGAAATATTGGGATGAGGGATTGTCAACTGGACAAATCGGGAAAATATGCAAAAAAAATGGAATTACTATAAGTAGACAGTTAAAAAAGTATAATATCCCAATCCGTTCTAATAGTGAAAGACATTTGGGGCAAATAGCTTGGAATATGATTTGGAATAATATAGATAAAAAATGGCTATACAATAAATATATAGAAGAAAAATTACCGATGGGAAAAATTGCAAAATTATATGGAGTAAGTTTACCTACCATATATAGATGTTTGAAAAGATTTAATATATTGATACGTTCTTTAAATGAAGCTAATAAAGGACATATCCCTTGGAATAAAGGAATCCCCCGTTCAAAAGAAACACTAGAAAAAATGAGTGGTAAAAATGCGTCTAATTGGAAGGGCGGAGTAACTCCATTAATACGATCAATCAGAACCAGACTTAAATATCGTCAATGGAGAAGTGATGTTTTTACCCGTGATAGTTTTACCTGTCAAAGATGTGGACAAATTGGTGAAAAGTTAAATGCTCACCATATTAAATCTTTTTCTTCTATAATTCAATATTATGAGATAACTACTTTAGAAGAAGCTTTAAATTGTGAAGAGTTATGGAATATAAATAATAGTGTAACCTTATGTGAAGATTGTCATAAAAAAACAGATAATTATTGTAATAAGAATATTGAAAGGAAGGCGATTTATAATGTTTAAAAAAGGATTATTGTTAAGTGTAATATTTTTACTGATATTTAGCATTAGTGGCTTCGCTATAGATTACACCTTCACACAGCAGTCTGGAGTAGGATATCTCGTCAATAGTTCAGACAAAAGTGACGCACTCGAGGACACTAACGAATCAAGAACGATTATTAATGATTTAGGCGCATTACTTTTTCACAGTAAAATGGACGGATCGTATCCTAAAGATTTAACTACTGGTGGCACAATACAGATTCCCGAAGCCGGATTAAAATTTGGTAATGATCCTGTAGATGATGATATTGCTGCTTATATTGCCGGCGAAATGGCTTGGCAAACAAAAGCCGAATTGGGTCTTGATTTATCACTCTATTACTTAAAAACCGAAATAGACACACTTGGCGAAGTGGAAACTATATATTCTGCTGATATTACTGATAGTACAGAATTAGCTACT